CTAATTCATGAAAATTCAAGTTCTGTGATTCATCAACTAACACAATTGCTTGATCGATTGTTGTTCCACGAATGAATGATGTACTCCAGAATTTAATTGTATCCTGTTGTTTTAGATTACCATATAACATCTCAAAGTCTGCATCAGTAGGCATCTGAAACATATACTTGACCATGTTCTTGTATGGTATTTGATACAGGAAGGACTTGTCCTCATGGTCTCCAGGCAAGAATCCAATTTCTCTTGTTGATACAAGAGACCTTACAATATAAAGTTGATTGTAAGGAGTATGTGGGTCAAGAATATCTTTCAATGCAAGATATAATGCAACGAAAGTTTTACCTGTTCCAGCAGCACCATAGGCGAAAATATTTTTACCCTCTTTGTAATTGTCAAAGAGTATCTTTTGGTTGTCCGTAATTGGCTCAATCTTATTTAAAAGATCGCCATTGATTGGTCTTTTTCTTTTCATCTGTTTAGCCGTCATTCCTACACCGATAGGAGAATCTTTTTTTCTTGCCATTACTTATTAATCTTTTTAACTCTTGAGCCAGGGGACTTAGATGCTTTGTATAAAACATCATTCCAACTAGGATTCCTTGTGATTAGTTTGTCTCTCCATTCACCAACCTCTCCGAGACCAGCAACTCCAGCATTCCAATCTTTATCCCAATCTGGATTCTCCTTTCTCCATTCATCATACTTAATCATACTCATGGATAATTCTTTTTTCTCACCAGTTTCTTTGTTAATAACAGGGTATGTTGGCATAAGTTTTACGTTTTATAATATTATTTAGACCCAATCAAGGGCTTTAGATACAACAGGAAATTGTTCGGTAAACACCTTACGACATTCCTCTGCAATCTCCATGTGTTCTTTTTGTGTTCCATGTGCAGACCTTAGATTAATATAATGTATCCAAGAACGGCAAGAACCTGTCATATAGATTCTTGTTGGAGTGCATAATGGTAGAACCATTCGAGCACACTCTTTTGCAACTCCCTCCTCAATCATTTGATTATACAATGATTGGCAAGAACTAAAAAGAGTTATCATCTGGGATTCTAACTTCTGTTGAACAAAAGGATCTAAATCATCAGTAGAGTTTTGACGATTCTTTTTATCCTGTCTTCTTAAATCAGGTAGTTCAATTTTACCTAGTGCATTACTTTCAGCATATCTTTGAGAGAACTCTTGAAAAGTGAAAGAACGATGTCGTAGTATCTGTGCTGCAATCGCACGAGTGGTTTCTATTTCTAGAGTCATTGATGACTGTTCAAAGACAGACCAGTGTTCGTGTTCAATACAATACTTCAACAAACCAGAAAACTTTTCATTGTCTTGATTGTTTGGATTAGATACTCTGGCGATATACGCCATGGTTTGTTCTGCGTCAGGTGTGACTGATACTAGTTTAACTTTTTTCATAAGCTTTTTCTGCATATGATCTTAGGTAATCTTGAAAACCTTGTTCAATTCCACCCACATTATCATGTTCGTCACACCATATGGTAGCGAACTCATATACAGCTCTTGTGTGTTCTTCTAAGTGGTGGGTAAGGCATCGAAAACAAGCTGCTCTTAGTAACAACTTCTCTTCTGAATAACGGGGGTCATCACTGTTACCCGTCATCGTCCTCAAAAACTTCATCATAGTCTGTAATGTGGTTGACGATTTCATCATAGTTTAGGTTTAATCTATATGACTCTTCATCAGAGTATATTTCACATTCTAACGCATTTACAACATTTTTCAAGTCCTTAACCATGACCTTTAACTTTTCTCTATCCATCAGAGTGGCCTCCCATGTTTATCGACTAATCCCAATTTCTTAACTTGAGATAGATTTGACTTTTCTTTTTTCTTAAGTTTCTTATATTGTTTCAATATCTTATCTATTTCAGCATTAGATACTTTTACTTTGAGTTCTTTTGCTTCTTCTGGAGTGACAAAACCCAATCCCTGATGTTTTTCTTTTTCTTGTTTCTCTTCCAAATAGTCGTTGATTCCAAGTTGAATCTCTCCTTCAATGATGTCATTAATTTGATTGCGGAGTTTGTCACTCATGAGTTTCTCCTCACTCTCTTCTTGGGTTTACTTGCTGTAACTTGAGCACCCCATGTTTTTGGACTTACAATTCCAGGCCCATATTCAATACTCACGATAGAACCCACTCCAAATTTATCGTAGTACATGTCAAAAATATTGACCTTAGCGTGACATCTAACAAGGTCATTACGAACTGCGTCATCAATCTTATATGTCACGATGTAAGCATCAGAAGGTAGAGACTTATCACTCAGTTCCTCCTGATTGCAATTCTCTTTAAGAAGATTTGTTGAATACTTACTATTCATATCTTCTTTTTCTTTTGGTGTCCAATAAGCTTCAGACATCACTTCGTCTCTGGTTTTTGTTTTAGCCATGTTAACTTCGATTACCCCATTGTATATCAGGAAATGCTTCCTCAACTACGGCACGAGTTAACTTGTATTTCTTCTTTAGATTTTTGTCTTTCACCAAGCAAATAATTTCTGCTTCATCTGGATGAAGACCCTCTAGAAGTTGCATAAAAAGTTGTTCTCTTTTCATAGGTCGAAGAATGTCATTTCCACCTTTAACAAAATTATACAACTTTTTCCATTCATATGCAAGGTGTAGGTGTTCGGTTCCAGCTGGTGCATCATTCTTTTTAAATGGAACATCACCATCTGGAAGCATTGATTGCACAGAATCATCAAAGTTCCAAATCAAAACAGACTTAAGATGTAGAGATTCATACTGTTTGAGAACTTGAATCTTCTTTGCTTTTGTCTTCTGTTTTGATGCTAATCCCAATACCTCACTCAAAAGAGGATTTCTTGGTAATCTATTTTCTCCCAACGTGGGATGTGTTGTAGTCATAATTCTTCGTCAATTTCACTGTCAAAATTTAAGTTTTCAAATCGAAAGGCAATGATTTCATCTGGAATAACATTACCTTTGAGGTCATACATCTCAGGATGCATCTCAGAGATGTCATTTCTTTGTTTGTGTTCTTTGTATAACCATCCTATTATACCACCAACAAAGAGAAAAAGCACTGATATTAAAGTGCCGAGAGTTAGAGCGAGTGTTAACACATTACCTCTTATACTTGATTTATTTAGTTTTAGTTTTACGTCTCCCTCTCCTTCTTTCCTTTTCATATCTTTGAGCGTCTTCTAAGATTACAGTAAAGTAATCTCTAATCTTTCTTGCGTTTGGTTTACCAAGATGACCATAGGCCTCTCTAAGCAATTGATGTTCACTATCTTTTCCACCTTTGATGTATCCATTCAAGTCATCAATGAAATCGGTCAACTCTTTTGCAGTCGAACTTTGAATAAATTCTTTTGCTCCAGTTCCTGTTGTTTTACAAGACTTCATAAAATCATAATAATGCAAATGAAACTTTTGTTCTTCAAATGCAATATCAATTGCTTTATCTACGATTGTGTAAATGTCTTCCATTAAACTAAGTTCTTTTCTTCAAGGTATTTGAAGGTGTCTAAACATCCTCCAAGTAATTTGCCATCCGCAAGTATTCTTGGGAAAGATGATCCATAACCAAATTCTGATATGAACTGATCTTTTGTAAAGTCTTTACCGAGTTTGTAAACTCTGTACTCTACCTTTGCTAATTCTAAAAGCTTCTTTGCTTTTTCGCAATAGGAACATCCTTCTTTTGAATAAATCGTAAAATTCATTTAAGTTTTAAGTGCGTTGACTGTCTCCCAATCTTTTTGGAAAAGATCTAAACCTTTATCTGTCAGAATATGATTGTACATCTTTTCAAATACTGATGGAGGCATCGTAACAATCCCTGCACCATATTCAAAAGACTTGCTCACACTACCCACATTTCTTATCGATGCGGATAAAATTTCTGTGTCAATAAAATTATATAGTCTCGACTGTTTTTCATAGATGTCTGCAATCTCTTCGATTAGTCTCAAACCATCAAAAGAATTATCGTCAACTCGACCCACGAAAGGCGAGACGTAGGCAGCGCCTGCCTTCGACGCCAAGACCGCTTGGGCAGCACTAAAGATTAATGTCACGTTTACTCGGATATCCTCGTCTGAGAGGAGTTTACAACCTCTCAGGCCTTGAGGTGTGCAAGGCACTTTAATTGTTGTGATATCACCAAATTTTTCATGAAGTCTTCGACCCTCTTGAAGAAACTCAAAATAATCATCAGTAACAATTTCCATACTGATATCATCAACTCCAATGATTGCAAGTTCTTTATATACTTGTTCTGGGTCTCTACCACTCTTCTTAATTAGAGTTGGATTTGTTGTGACACCATCAATCAATCCTGTTTCGTAATACTTTCCTATCAGGTCTACATCTGCTGTGTCAAGAAAAATTTTCATACTTCAAATAGTATTTGTGAATTTAATATAACACAAAAAAAGACCCCTGTAAAGGGGCCTTGTAAGTTCCGAATTGTAGAGACCGCACGAATGATGTCTCAATCATATTTATAATGCGTTACCACGAGGCAACACTTCTTCGGGAAACACGAAGTTCTCGTGTGGTTGGTCAACAGATGACATCCATGCTCTCATACCTTCATTAAGAAGTATATTCTTAGTGTAGAAAGTCTCGAACTCTGGGTCTTCTGCTGCTCTTATCTCTTGAGATACAAAGT